ATGGAAATGTTGCCATTATCTACGAGCTAAAAGCCCTCCTGGTCGTTGCTGATTAGCAATTTCAGATTGAACTGCTGCTGCCAGCATACTTCCAAGTTGTTCAGCTTGCCCTGCATCTCCTTCTACTGACGAACCAGAAGCATCTACATTAACAACCACGTTTGTTGATCCTCCCATTGCATTGTTTGGAACGATATTACCGCTAGAACCTGGAACAAATAATTCTGGGCCTTTCTCTCCAACGATGTAAGGAGATCCTCCTGACACTGAACCTCCTGAAGCCTTAAACGGAATAGACTCAGCATCAAGAGGCATGTCAGTGTTCCATTCTGTTAATTTGCCTGGTATTGTCTTTCCTACATTCATGCCTAAAGCCTGACTAAAGAAACCGCCAACACCAGGAAGGCTTGAAAGACCTATGTTTACCCCATAATTTAATAACGCATTACTAATCCTCCTAAACACACTTGAAGCAACCTCTCCTAATGTCTTAGTACCATCTATAGCTGCATTAATTCCTTCAACTAGCCCATCTTTAATTGAAACTCCTATTGCGTCATATACAGCTTTTATCTGTTCCTCTTGTTGTCTGATGTTTTCATTTACATCTTGAAGATCATATAGTTTTTCTAATCTATCTTTAACTTCATCAGTTTGTTCTTCATTCAATCCTAATATTGCTTTACTTATGTCAGCTTCTCGTTCTCTCATCTCGTAACTTCCATTATCCATATTCATTAATTCTTTTTCATAAGCTATTTCTTGCTCTAAATCAGCTAATTTATCTGCGTATTGTTCAGCAGCTCTTTTAGCAGCTTTTTGTTCGGACGTAAGCTTAGGTTTTCCTAGATCGCCTGTTTCTGGAATCGTTACACCATCTGTCTTTCTGGAAGCACCGTATCTTTTTAATAAATCCTCTTGTTGCGCTGGAGAAAGTTCTTTCATTCCTGTTCCAGGAAGCAAGAAGTCAGACCATGAAGATTTCATCCGTATTGAATCAATTTCGTCTCTAAGTTTTTCAGCTATATCTGTATCTCCTTGAGCAATCAAATCTTGTTCTAATAATTGTAATCTTGCATTATTAGTAGCTGAACGAGCTACTTCTGTTAGTTTTTCCAATAAGTCTCCTAACGGCCCTGCCATTAAAGCTGACATTGCTAAAGTTAATTCTTCCCAGGCTGTCTTTAAATTCTGAGCTTCTGTTCCTGCATCTTGTAAAGCATTAAAGCCTTCTCTACCAACAAGGCGTATATATTCTTCTGTTAATAATGTATTTAATTTATCAACATCTCCTTGTTCTTTTAGAGCCTTTGCTCTTTCTTTTATTTCTTTTGTACTAAATAAAGATTTTTCTTCTAGGAGAGCGTAAGCACCTGCTGTTGTAGTAACAGCTTCACCTACTTCAAGCATCCCCTTAACAATAGTCGAAACCAACCTATCTATCTGACCTCCTACCGCACTTAACGCTATCTGCGCTCCAAATCCTTTACCTTCACCCATTCTAGACTGAGCAAACGCACCAGCACCTCCTCCAAGAATGGCTCCTGGCCCTCCTCCAAATAACAAAGGAAAACCAACGCCAAGCATTAAACCTTCTCTTAGTCTTTCTTTTTTTCTAAAAGCTTCTTCTGCTTTTCTTTCTGCTTCACGTTTCTTTCTCCTTCTCGTCTCTGACTGACGCATCCTTCTCTCATGCGCCCATTCTTTCTTTTGTGCCTGTGTCTTACCTAAAGCTTCTTCCTTCTGATTTGCTAAAGAAATCCTTGAAGCATCTTGTTCTGCCTTGGAAATAGGTAATCCTTGTTGCGCTTTTTTAACAAGATCATTTATTTCTCTTTGTTCATCTTTTTGAGCTTTCAAGGCTTTAGCGTAATTTTCTGCTGCTTTCTCAGCCTTATTACTCATAGACCAGTATCCTTCTAAAACTTTCTTTGCTTCACGGGTAACATCATTTAATTCTCTTAATGACGCACCTCTTAAAGACTTATCAAATTTTTCTTGTTCTTCTTGAGCTTTTCTTAGTGCTGCCTGTAGTCCTTCTAAACCATTAATTACTGAACCATTAGATTGCTTTGCTGCATTACTAACTTTTTTGAACCCTGGAATAACACTTAAAACATTCTTGGTTGCTCTTCCTGCTGCCCTTCCAACCTGTAAAAAACCACCTGCTGCTTTAAATGTAGCCTCAATAGCTTGAGGCCCAAAAGCCATTAATCCAACTGTTAAGGCTGCTATACCTATATCTGCATTACCAACTGACTGGATAAATTGCTGGAAAGGCCCAGTTGTTGTCTCAGCAATTGATTTTCCTACTAAGGGAAGATGAGTAGCTAAATTTCTAACATGTGTATCTAAAGCAAGAACTTGATAAGATGTAATGCCAAGTAAGGCTTTTTGAAGTCCATCTGTAATTGCTGTTGAAGCATTTCGACCTGCTTTAGCAACTCGATCAAAAACATTTCCAAGATCCTGACTTGCCTTATACCCTGCGTTCCAAGCGTTTTTAGTGTTTAAAGTCTCGCTAACTTTTCCCGCTACTTGTTGTAAATTAGATAATGTTTTAGCTAACGAATCTAATTTCCTTTCTGCTGCACTCGTTTTTGCTTGAACTTCGACATCTACGTTATATTTTGCCACCTGTAATAACGAAGAAACCTTATTTAGTTATTTTACCCTTCTTATTGCCTTTTGGTTAATCTATTATCTCTTTCTTTCTCATACTCTTCATTTTTGATAGAAAAATATGCTGACCAACCTATTAATTCTTCCCATGTTAATTCAGACGATAACTGCCTAACAGTCATCCCTAGCTCCTTTGCTAATGAATATAAGAAATATTTAGTGCCGTCAGCTTTTCAATGCTGCCTTAGCGTCTTCTACCTCCGTTTCCGTTCCAGATGTAAGCATCGCTAACTGAATCTCTTGAAGAATACTGGCTTCAATTTCTCTTCTTAAAGTTGGCTTGTCTCCATCTTGAAAAAGTCTTTTCTCATTTTCATCTAATGCTTTTTCAATCATCAAATTCAAAGCAAACTCATTACCATCTTCAGATTGACTGGTTCCTTTTCCTTGAATTACTTCTCTTTCTGCAATCGTTAATGGATGCCAATAAATAGTAAAAAGGACTTCATCTCCCTTCTTAAGATCGTGTTTGTAAAGTTGCCCAACTCCAAAATTCTTACGGAGAAGATCAATAGCTCTAGCCATGCTAATTTGTAACTGCTTACATTATAGCTTAGGAATTAGCAGAAAACTGGCAAGATATTAAACCCGCAAAATGTGAAGATGTGGCTGATAGATTGACTGAAGGGCCAACGATGTCCGTTGTTCTAGGTTTACAACTAAACTTATCTGCATAATCTGAAGCATTTACAGAAGTTAATCCATCTATAATTGCTTCACCAATAGCAGAAAAGACTGAACTTCCAACATCTCTTGGAACGTAAAAATTACATTGGAAAACTCCTTCGTAATAATCAGAAGAAGCACCTTGATTTTGAAGAGAAGGAGTAACAAAATCTAATGACATTGCTACAAACTTGACTGATTTTCCAGGTGTTTTAAAAACTGTATTGTCATAAAACAGCTTTACAGTAGGATCAGCATCCGTTACTGAGTCTGTAACTGCCTGTTCAATAGCAGCTCTAGCTTTTACAAGAGTCATAATTGAGTGTAATCAACTTTGTAACCTTCCAGACCGAAACCAGCAATTGATTGACCTGAAGCAACCTTGATTTTAGGTTTTTTATCTGTAAAGACTTTAGTTACTTTTGCTTTTAATTTTCCTTGAACATAAGGAGGAATACCATTTTTTCTTGAACCAAAAGTAGGCTCTCCTGGTGGGCCTAAAGCAAAAGATGTATATTCTGCTGTATTTCCAATATAAATTTTTTGGTTAATTTTAAATCTTTCTTTTACCCAATAAACAGGATCAATAATAGGCGAACCACTCTTTAAAACAATTCGATCACCCAATTTCGTTGTTTCCATATCCCATTTTGTACCTTCCTTAGTATCAGTCGTTCTAATTGGTCTTGTTCCTGCTTTCCAATGAGAAGCCATAAATCCTGTTAGAACAGGTGTTGGCCCTGGATCTGTAGATAAATCCATGTGGATTTCTCTTACAAATTCATTTAAATCATTCGTTATTTGTCTCATCATGTCAGCTTTCATGTTGACATAACTTTTATCTTTTTTAGTACCTTTTCCCATTAGAATACAACCCTAATTATAAATAAATAAGTCTGAGAACCTTGATAAGTTCTAATATCTATTATTTGTGAGATTCTACTAGAACCCGCATAAGTTAATGTTACTTCGTCTTGCATCGTAGGTTGATTACCCCCTATCAAGTCAGGGGTTATATATAATTTCGCTTCTCTAACTTCTCTATTAGCATCACCGATAGCTTGGACAAATTCAACTGGAACTTTAATATCTGAGTAGCTAGTTTTAGAAATCAACTGTTTTCCAGTCGAAATATTATAACTGCCTTTTGAATTAGAAATATAGGTAATTGTTGTATCTAAAGCCGATCCAAGGTCAGCTACAACCTGCTTGGCAATTGCTTTAAATGCTGTGTCTAATGCTCCTGCCATGATTAACCTCTAACTACTCGAACTTGGTAGCTACCAGAACCACCAAGGCAATAAGCACCTAAATAGCTTTGTAACCAAGGATAAACGTCAAATACATTATTAATCGTTCCAACACCCTGACTATCAGTATTGTATTTAACCTTGATGTCTCCTAGTTCTACTTGTTCATAAGTGCCATCAGTTCCTTTGTTACTAGTCATTGCATCAGTCTCATTTGCTAATGCCACTGCCAACTCATACTCTGCATATTTAATACTTTCAGGAATTGCAGTACAAGCAAGTTCTACATCATCAACGTGATAATTATTTCTAGGCCATTTTAATGCTTGTCCGTCATCACAACGATCACCATAAAAATTAAGACTATCAATCCATCTCGTAGCAGATATTAATCTTTTCCCAT